AAAAGATACTTAAGGAAGTTGTTTGGGTTTCTATAGTTTGAGTTCTGTTTATTACCGACACTGCGTCTAACCCTGGAGCTAAGAAATTTTCTACAAGAGAAAAGTCTGAACCTTCGCTCACGATTTCCCATTGAGGCTTGCTTGTTAATTCTGGTGTTACCCATTGAAAATTAACTGCTCCATTTCCTGTATTTTGGCTTGTTGTATATGTCGCATCAGGTGAGATATATGAGTCTGTTTTAATATTATGGCCTTGAACTGTATAGCTGAAACCTGTTCTATAGTTTTCAGTAACAATCGTTTCTTGGATCGTAGATACGCTACGACTAGAGGATTCCATCTGACCTGTTGTAAATCTTGGTGTAATACTTCCTGCATACGCACTAGGCACTGTAAGAAACAGGCATAAAAACCATCTCATTAATCAAGGCCAAGAGTAATAGTGGACTGAAGAGTTGCAGTTGTACCAGCACCCATATCAGATAGGTTTACTGTCAATGCTTGCCCACTATCTAATGTAATAGCTACAGATCCTACGTCACCACCTGATATGACTGTATTTTTACCAAGTAAAGGCAGCGATGGTACGACTCCGTTTGTCACTGTGGCAGATAGTAAACTTGGGATAGCATCCGCTTCAATGTAAGTTTCACTTGCAGAAAAGGCATCTCCTGTATTTACAACATTAAAGCTAGTGTCATAGTCAACAGTAGGAACACCGTTAGTAATACCAGCATCAGCTAAATCAAGAGAACCTATTTGACCTGCTACTGTATTAGCTTTTGGCGTAACATTTGTACCACCAACACTGATAGACGATCCAATACGCTCGCTAGTGGCGGATGCTCCTAATGTGGATACACTGGCTACTGATTGTATGCTATGCGTTATATCTGCATAAGCTGGTGCGGATACAAGAAAAATAAAAGGTAGTAGTCGTTTCATTTGATGCCTACATTGTTTTTACTATTATCTATTATTTTAGGAGTATTATTGTTCTTTTTCTTACCAACCTGTAAACCAAAACTGGCTAAACTCCCCGAAAAAATTGATGCGATGAAAGTTGGATCGAAGTCTACAATCTTTTTTCCACTAGGAGGTTCATAGTAGGACGCTGTTAACATTCCAGCAGACCACACAAGAACTGCAATTTTAACAATCGTTTCGACACGATTGCCTTCTTTTTCTTCCTGTTCTTCCATAGAAGTGCAAACTCTTGTCTAATACTAGCATTTTAGCTATGTTTGGAAAGTAACACATTAGTAATTATGCTGAAACTCTTAAAACCAATCCTACTAAAGTTCTTTACTACAACTGCTGTAAAGCGACTTATCGTGGATCTGCTTCGTGCAATTTGTAAGCAGACTTCAAATAGTCTTGATAATCGTGCTGTGGATATGTTGGAGCAACAACTGTTCCCTAAAATGAACTGACATGAACCACAAAGAGTTCTTCAATATTCTTATTGGTAAACCACCTCTTGAAGTTGAGTTGGAAATAGAAATGAAATGTAGAGAAGTGGATCAATTATCTGAAAGTTATTTAAAAGCGTATTCTTTTGCTTTAATAAAAGAAAACAGATTACAAGATCTACTTATTATAGCTGCTATGCAACGCATACAAGATACTGAAATTAAATTGATGCGATATGAAATGGCAGAACATCATCGAAAAAAAAATCTTAAAGTGAAGAAAAAATATAAAAAGAAAACTTTACTCGACAGGATCAAGGCTATGTTGGGCATGCTCAGATGATCTTTTATCCTCCCATAACACCTTGTAGTAATACATTTTAGTACCAACAGAATTTTTTCTTTCTATCATTTCAGTAATATTTCCATATTTTTTTGTATATGTATTAGCTATAGCAGAATAATTTTTTCTAGATACACGATCATTAAGTTGGAATCTTTGTCCGATTAGCTTATTAGGCATAATTTTCTAAAACAAGGTATATTAGTTTCAAAACCAATTCTAATCATGGGAAAAGAGAAAAAGTTAGAATTATTAGAAAATCTTCAAACTGTTCTCATACAAGAATTGTTAGGAAGAATAAAATGTGGCGAAGCAAAACCAGGTGATCTTAACGTAGCTAGACAATTATTAAAAGATAACGGCATAGAGTGCATACCAACAGAGAAGAATCCTATGGAAGATCTTATGTCAAACCTACCAGACCTTGATGTCATACCTGCACTTGAAAGATAATTGCAACCTTTACCAGAAAAACTACAAGACTTTAGATACTTTCTAATAATAACTTGGCGTCATTTAAACCTACCTGACCCTACACCAGTTCAATTAGACATAGCTGAGTATTTACAATACGGACCTCGTAGAAAGATCATACAAGCTTTTAGAGGTGTAGGTAAAAGTTGGATTACATCTACCTATGTTGTATGGAAACTACGAATGAATCCACAATTAAAGTTTCTTGTTGTCTCTGCAAGTAAGGATAGAGCAGATAATTTCTCTACTTTTACTATGAGATTAATCAATGAGATGCCTGTACTTGCTCCATTACGACCAGATGACTCTCAAAGAAACAGTAAGATCAGTTTTGATGTTGGCCCTGCACATGCTGACCATGCTCCTTCAGTAAAGTCACAGGGGGTTCTAGGACAAATGGCTGGTAGTCGTGCAGATGAGGTCATAGCTGATGACGTAGAAGTACCAAATAACAGCTTTACTCAACCGATGAGAGATAAATTAAGTGAAGCTGTAAAAGAATTTGATGCAATATTAAAACCTAACGGTAAAATAACCTTTCTTGGTACACCACAAACAGAACAATCTTTATATCTGACACTGGAAGAACGTGGATATACAACTCGTATCTGGACTGCACGTTATCCAGAGCTTAAAAACAACTATGGAGATAGATTAGCTCCTAAGTTAGCTGAGAAGCTTGCACAGGAGCTTGTAAAGCCTAAAGATCCTGTTGACCCTGATAGGTTCTCATCAATAGATCTGATGGAACGTGAAGCTTCCTATGGTCGTTCTGGGTTCTCTCTACAGTTTATGCTAGACACTAGCCTATCTGACCAAGATAGATACCCTCTAAAACTATCAGACCTTATCATCAGCAGTGTTAATCCTGATCATGCACCAGAAAAGGTCATATGGTCTTCTTCACCTGAGTATGTAATCAAAGAATTACCTTGTGTAGGGTTTAACGGTGATCATTTCTACCGACCTGCCCAACAATTCGGTGATTGGATTGAATACACAGGCTCTGTTATGTTCGTAGACCCCTCTGGAAAGGGTCGAGATGCCACTGGTTACGCTGTTGTGAAGATGCTTAATGGAAATCTATACGTTCCTGATGCAGGGGGTCTTAACGGTGGTTACTCTGACGCAGTTTTAACAACCCTATCTAAGATAGCTAAGACCAATAACGTTAATACAATCCTCGTAGAATCTAATATGGGTGGTGGTATGTTTGCAGAACTAATGAAACCTTTCCTTATGAGGTATCATCCCTGCGAAGTAAAAGACGTACGCAACACAAAAACTAAAGAACTACGCATAATAGATACTCTAGAACCTGTAATGAACTCTCATAGGCTCATAATTGACCGTAAGGTAGTAGAAAAAGACTATAGATCTAACCCTAACGAAGCACCAGAACGTAAACTAAAGCTTCAACTCTTCTATCAAATGTCTCGTATTACAAGACATAGAGGTTCTCTAGTACACGATGACATCTTAGATGCTCTATCAGGAGCAGTAGCCTATTGGACTGAATACATGGCTCAAGATGAAGACCGTAATATTAGATCTCGTAAAGAAGAATTACTAAGAGTTCACCTAGACAACTGGGGTTCCTATATGAATAACACTATCACTCAAACTGCTATGGGTATGAACCCCTCACAGATAAATAATTCTAATACCCCTAACGATGGTTTTATAAGTAATTCTTATTAACATGCACTTGTAGATAAATCTTGGGGGGGACTATAGGGGGGGTCGTTAAGTTCCTTCCATAGATAACCCATAGATTTGACCTTCATCAGCTTCATCACTATAATCAACTCATAGGTTCTTTCACTTCACACTAGACCCTATATGACCCTTTTAGTTTCCTTCTGGGTGGTTCTATTAGGGTCCTACAAAAAGTTTTTACCACAAAAATTTGAAGGGTTTACGCATATATACAAATCTAAGATTTACCCCATATATATAACTTTTTGCAGATATTTAAGCTATAACTACAGTCTTTTATATGTAGTACTGTCATAGAGACAGCACCGCAAGTTAAGCTATAGCTAGGATCTTAGGGTTTTTATAGTGCTTTGGACAGTAAAAGGACAATAATTGGACAGGGTAGGGGGATATAAAGAGTCTATTGTTACAAAATGTAAAGATTTTTATGTTTTTATTTTATCGGTGGCTGACTTATAGTAATAATGCAATCAGTACTAGACCTAGTACTATTCCCAGAACCTTATTAAATCAAATGACAGCAACAAAAGAAGCTCATGCAATAACCAATGCAAGAGCACAACTTGAAACCATAAAAGAACTTTATAGACAATATAAAGAGAATGACTCAGCTTTTGTTTCTAATCTTGATACAGAAGAAGCAATAGTCGAGAAAGCAAGAGAAGAAGCCCTAAGTGTTGAATTTAGAAGCGGTTGGACTTCAAACCCTGAAGAAATGGAACCTGAAGAATTTAAAATATTACTTTCTACAGGTGGGCCAGCTTGTCAGGTCAAAGGCAACTTAGACCAATACAAACAAGCAACAGATATTGAGATTCAATATCAAGATTGGGGGACACCTTGGGAACCTTTACAGCTTAATTCAACTTATGCTGATGAAAGCCCAAACATTACAAGCGATTATGAAGCCCTTGAGTGGTTCTGTAATTGTTTCTACTTCGGGGAATAACTTAGATAATCCCTTAAAGGGCCTACGGGCCTTTTAAAGGGTTCTCTTAACAAGTAAACCTTAACAGCCCAGTTACTAATTATTAATCATGCTTACGAAGCAAGAAAAAAAAGAGTATAGAACACTAGGAAAAATTATTCTTAATGGTTCTATTGATGAAGTCAACAAAATAACATCACGTTATTTAGAACTTAATCAAAAAAGATATAACCCTTTTTATGGGAGGGTTACAAAATGACCTCTAACAAAAGCAACCACGAAGCCGAATTAAAGGCCGCTAAACGTGCAGAAATAGAGCGTATATGGTTCGCCCAAGAAGCAACTAATAAGGAATTATTAGACGCTTATAAAGCTCTTGATATTAAAAAAGAGGATGTTTAATTATGGAACTTAAAACAGTTAAACAAGAACTCCCTATTTACTGGGCATCATACATAGTTTATGGTGATGCCTCAGGTTTAGAGGATGACCAAGAACAAAAACTTATTGATGAAACATTAAAACAATTAAACCTTACTAATTGTGTTGATGTATTAGAAGATATAAGTTTTAAAACTGGTATATCTTACTTGCCTGATTTATTAGGTGGTGAGTATTGCACCTATGTATTCTTAGAGCCTAGTTAATTCTAGGCTTTTACTTCTTTTTATTTTTTATTATTCCTAGTCTTATTATCCTTGGCCAAACTTTAAATGAACCTATTAAGAATTTCTTTAGTTGAATTTTTCACAGGTTCTTTTTGAACCTTATTCTAATTTATTTTTTTTTATGAAACTTTGTACAAATCAGAGTATCCCTTGCGAATTTTTAAAGGGAGCTTGTATCTTTTTATCCGATGAGGATGAGGGGAGGTATATAAAAGACGTGTGTGTAGACCTAGAAAAACATTCTATTATCTTGATTGATGATGACGGTAATGGAATGTATTGGGAGTCTTTACGAAATGCGTCTATCCAATTCCAGGGGGGTAGATAGATGAAAAGCTACAAGTATCGACCACCTTTTCTAAAAGAAATAAAAGAAGATAGAAATCAACTTATTTTAAGCATGAGAAAAGAAGGTCATACATTGCAATCAATAGCTAATAAGTTTGGATGTTCCAGGGAGTGGATCAGAAGACTTCTTAAAGATGAATTAAACACCACAAAAAAATTTGTTTTTAAACCCGAAGAATATTGTGGAGCAGATGAATATACTGCTCACGATATAGTAAAACTCACTGGTTATCCTTTTGAATATTTAGGAATTTTGATTAGCAAAAACTGGATACCAAAATCAACTAGAGTTATGAATACTGAAATATATAATAAAATAGACAGGCATTTTTGGAAACAAACTGATATTGATAAGTGGATAAAACTTAAAATAAAATATTTAAAGATTGCACTTGAAAGTTATTTGCAATGCAGATTGACATTCCGAACAAAAAAATATCGTTGTGCATATAAATTCACTCACCCTAATTTACAAAGAAGGTACAAACTGCTTGTTCAATTGCAGTCTGGTGATTGGAAAGGCAAACTTTCATACAATTCAAGACGTAATGATGAAGTGATGAAAGAATTTTATGGTTATGTCAAACCTCTTGAGTATATTCCAAATGATTATTCTAAATATTTAAACGAAAAAAGTAATGAAGATTATGCACAAAAGGGTTTGTTCAATGGTATGACAACAGCAAAAAAGATTCATGTAAGTAACTTAACTTTGTTGAATTACAGAAGACGAGGTGTTTTAAAAGAAGGTACACACTACATTAAAGGAGATCACTACTTTCACCAATATATGTATTACCCAGAAAAAACTAAACAAGCAATTATAAATGCTGGTTACGATCAAAAAATTGCTGATAGACAGAGAAAAAGATGGGCTAAGATAAGAGGTAAAGATGTCTGATTATCCATACAACCTTACAGCAATAGCTACTCATTTAAGGGAGCTTGCACAGTCTATTGCTAAGAAGCTAGACATAAGTGAACAGGATGCCTGGGATCTTTGTATTGAAAAGCTTGAATACAAGTATTCATTTATGACAAGGGAGGATAATAATGATTCAATGTCCTAACTGCAACAGCGACAATACTATTGTCTTACATACAAGAGAAAGGGAAGCTGCATATCTTT